CCTTTTTGGTTGATATATATTATCAAATGGTTACTGATGGTAGTAACTGACAAATGAAAAATAACTAATAATACAGGAGAATAACAAATGGATATTAATTCGATTCGTAAGCGTCTTAACCAACTTCAGACAACAAATAACAGAACTTCAAACTTATGGAAACCACAGCCTGGTAAACAGGTAATTCGTGTGTTACCATATAAACATAATAAGGACAATCCTTTCATTGAATTGTTCTTCCATTTTGGTTTGAATAATAAAACATATCTTTCACCAATTACATTTGGTCGCCCCGACCCGATTGAAGAGTTTGCACAAAAACTTAAAACAAGCGGAAATCGTGAGGAATATCAGATGGCTCGTAAATTGGAAGCAAAAATGAGAACCTTTGCTCCAGTTATCGTTCGTGGTGAAGAAACTCAAGGAGTTCGTTTCTGGGGATTTGGTAAAACTGTTTATCAAGAATTACTCGGTGTAATTGCCGACCCAGATTATGGTGATATTACAGACGCTGTTAGTGGTCGTGATGTTTCCGTAGAATTCATTACTGCTGAAGAAAGTGGTGCTTCATTTCCAAAGACGAATGTTCGTGTGAAACCTAATCAAACACCTATCGTGGAGGATAAAGCTCAAATGGAAGCTCTCTTGGAAAATCAAAAAGATATTACTGAATTATATCAGGAACTATCCTATGATGAATTAACCGGCGTTCTAAACGAATGGTTAAACCCAGATGGTGAAGCAGAAACAACTGAAAAGGAAACCGCTCCAACTTCAGTTGTTGCTAGTGAAACAAAAGTAGAAGATGCCAGTGCGGCATTTGATGACTTATTTAATAAGTAAGTAGGGTTATAAACTATGGTGGTTGTTGAAGCCAACAACTAATAAAACCGATTGTGTGCGACGCATCGTCTATAAAGCCGGACACAACCACCATTTTAATTAGGAGAATTATATGTCGATACAAGACGACTTGGCTAACACATTAGCCACTTCCTTGAATAAGAAATTTAAGGATTACAAAGTCGCCCACTTCTTGGGTGGCGCAAACGCAACGCCAACAGATATTAAAGAATTTATTTCAACTGGATCAACAATGTTAGATTTGGCAATTTCTAATAGACCAGATGGTGGAATCGCAGTAGGTAGAATCACAGAATTAAATGGACTTGAAAGTAGTGGGAAATCATTAGTTGGTGCACACCTACTTGCTGAAACTCAAAAGAAGGGTGGAGTTGCTGTTTATATAGATACTGAAACTGCTGTAAGTGAGGATTTCTTAGAGGTGATTGGAGTGGATATAAGTAATATGTTATATTTACATTTAGAAACTACAGAAGATATATTTGAAGCCATTGAAGAAATCATAACGAAAGTTAGGGAATCAGATAAAGATAGATTAGTAACTATATTAGTTGATTCACTGGCGGCTGCTTCTACCAAGGTGGAATTAAATGCTGACTTTGATAAAGATGGTTGGGCTACAAGTAAGGCAATCATCATTTCTAAAGCTATGAGAAAGATTACTCAAATGATTGGTAGGCAGAGGGTTGCTCTTGTATTTACTAATCAATTAAGAGTAAAATTAGGAGCTATGTTTGGAGATCCATATACTACTTCAGGCGGTAAGGCTCTTCCATTTCACGCTTCAACTCGTATTAGATTAAAGAATAAAGGTCAAATTAAAGATAAGAAAAAGAATGTAATTGGTATGACCATTTTGGCTCAAGTTGTTAAAAATAGATTGGGTCCACCTTTGAGGAAAGCAGAGTTTCCATTATACTTTGAGAGTGGTGTAGATGATGATGGCAGCTGGTTAGTAGTAATGAAAGAGCATGGTATAGTAAAAACCAGCGGCGCTTGGTATTCTATGACAGACCACAATGGTGATGAAGTTAAGTTCCAGTCGAAGGAATGGGCTGATAAATTAAAAGATGAAGATTTTAAAGCTCATTGTTATAAACTAATTTGTGATAAAGTGATATTGAAGTATGAAAAGGCTGACTTGGGTATAGATGATGTAATCCAAACTGATGAGGTTTTGGGTGACTAATGAAAGATATTTATCTATACTTAATGAGATTACTAAGAATGGTGGTCAGATAGAAGATAGTGAACCTGATGATAAGGTATTGATAATAGATGGACTAAACACCTTTATAAGATCGTTTAGTATCGTACCAACTCTCAATGATGACGGCGCTCACGTTGGGGGAATAGTTGGTTTTCTAAGATCAATCGGTTATGCTATCAAAACAATAAGACCCACCCGATGTATTATTACATTTGATGGAAAGGGTGGGTCTGACCGCCGGAAGAAAATATTTCCAGAGTATAAGGCTGGTCGTAAAATGTCCAAAAGATTAAATCGGGCATACGATTTCAATTCGAGAGATGATGAAAAACACTCGATGATTTCTCAATTAACGAGAGTCATTGATTATTTGGATTATCTTCCTGTAACTACAATTACGATTGAAAGTATAGAGGCTGATGATACGATGGCTTACATCACAAAACAACTTCTTACCACATCTAAAGTGGTACTAATGTCTACGGATAAAGATTTTCTACAACTTGTAAATTCAAGAGTTTCAGTATGGTCTCCCACTAAAAAGAAGTTATATGGTGCACCAGAAGTATTAGAAGATTACGGAATACCATCACATAACTTTGCAGTATATAGGGCTATCGACGGAGATAAATCTGATAATATAGATGGTGTCCGTGGTTGGGGATTAAAAACAATACAAAAAAAATTACCACTTTTACTCGAAGATAAGATACTTACTATTGATGACATTATTGAAGAAGATGAAAAGTTAAAAGAGAGTGAAGAATTATTAAAAAGAAATTACTCATTAATGCAATTAGATGAAGTAGATATTAGTGCTTCTGCTAAAACTAAGATAATGGATAAAGTAAGAGAACCAATAAACAAATTAAACAAAATGCAGTTTCAGAAAAGATTTATAGAAGATAGGTTGTTTGCATCACTTCCAAATATGGATAGCTGGATGGTACAATGTTTTACAAAACTCAATCAAATGGCGGAAAAAACGCATGGGTCGTCAAACGAAATATAACTCAAAAGAAGAAAAGAAGGTAGCCCAGAGAAAATGGTCTATGGAATACTATTATAGAAACAGAGCAGTATTACAAGCAAAGGCTCGTGAAAGATACAGAAGAAAAAAGATGATGGAATTAAAGGAAAAACAGAGGAAAGAATTATATGGTGAGTGAAAATTTTAACTCATTTGGGCCGACGTTCCAGGCAAAGATAATATCATCGTTATTATCAGATAATAAATTTATACAAACTATTAGTGATATATTAGAGCCACAATACTTTGATTCTGATGCTAATGCCTGGTTAGTTAAACAGATAAGCGAATACTTCATGGAGTTTAGAAAGGCTCCTACACTTGAAGTATTGAAGATTAAAATCACTCAATTAGAAAATGAGATTCTAAAAGTGTCTGTTATAGAAAATCTTAAAGATGCTTGGAGAAACATCGAAGCTACTGATTTAGAATTCGTAAAGCAGGAAACGTTAGGATTCTGTAAGAACCAGGTACTTAAAGGCGCTATCGTAGATGCTGTAGATTTACTTGAACAGAAAAAGTATGATGAGATAAAAGTTATTATTGATAATGCTATGAAAGCTGGCAGTGAAAGAGATTTGGGTCATGATTACATCATATCATTAGAAGATAGGCTTACTGGTTCGGTAAGAGAAACATTGGGAACTCCGTGGGATGCTGTGAATGGGGTAATGGATGGTGGATTGGCTGGTGGAGAATTAGGAGTATTAGTCGCGCCTGCTGGAATTGGTAAGACATGGGCATTACAATCATTAGGTGCGCATGCTGTAAAATGTGGAAAAACAGTAGTACATTATACATTGGAATTGAACGCAAATTATGTTGGGTTAAGATACGATACAGTATTTAGTGGAATTACTACATCGAATATAAAATTTTATCAAGATGACGTTCAATCAGTAATTGATAAACTTACAGGCAAATTAATTATTAAGTATTATCCAACTCGGTCTGCTACTGTAAATACAATAGCGGCTCACTTAAAACAGATGGAATTGCAAGAGATTAAGCCTGATATAGTAATAGTGGATTATGCTGATATTCTGAAACCTACTGCGTTCTATAAAGAGAAGAGGCATGCAACTGGAGAAACGTATGAGAATTTACGTGGTGTTGCAGGAGAATTCGATATTCCAATTTGGACTGCTAGCCAAGCAAACAGATCCAGCTTGGAGGAAGAAGTAATTGATGCAAGCAAAGTTGCTGAAGATTATTCCAAAGTAATGACGGCAGATTTTGTAATGAGTATAAGTCGTAAGGTAGAAGATAAGATAGCTAACACAGGCAGATTTCATGTCATTAAAAATAGATTTGGAATTGATGGAATTACATTTCCTGCGAGTATTAATACAAATACAGGGTTAATACAAGTACATGATGCTTCAACTGTTGATGGGAAGGACGCTCAAGGAAAAATGGATAATTCAGAAGAATATTTAAGAAAAACTTTGTCGAAAAAGTATAATGATATGGGAGGATTTGAATAATATGAATGAATACACAACAAAAAATAAATGTATTCTTGGTGACAGTTTAGATAAACTAAAAGAATTAGATGATAATTCAGTAGATAGTATCGTAACTGACCCGCCATACGGATTGAGTGCTGCTAAGAATAGTGGGAATAAATCTACTGGTGGTTTCATGGGCAAAAAGTGGGATTATGATGTGCCTTCTGTTGAGATGTGGGAAGAATGTTTAAGAGTATTGAAACCAGGTGGTTACTTGCTATCCTTTGCAGGAACAAGAACTCACCATAGAATGTGTGTGAATATTGAGGATGCAGGGTTTGAGATCAGGGATATGATTGCTTGGGTTTATGGTTCGGGCTTTCCTAAGAGTCATAATATTGGTAAGGCGATTGATAAAATGGGAGGTGTTTGCCCTAATTGGAAACCATTAAAATACGAGGACGCAGTTAAAAAGAGTCCTTATACCCATAATGATATTGATAAACATTTAGGATTAAAAGCGTCATCTTGCTATTGGTCAAGAACTGATGATAGAGCTTGTATCCCTTTAGAGAAGTATTGGGTAAAGATTAAAGAGTTTTTACAATTACCAGATGATTTTTCTGCTATTAAACCAGAAGCAGAACGTGAGGTGATAGGGAAAAGAATAAGTAATGCACAAGACCAGCATAAATGGCTTGGAGAAAAATATAATAAACATAAAAGCAACGAAATAAACATAACAGCACCAGCAACCGAAGAAGCCAAGAAATGGGAAGGCTGGGGAACAGCCCTAAAACCTGCACTTGAGCCTATAACAGTAGCAAGGAAACCATTTAAGGGTACAGTTGCTAATAATGTATTGAAGTGGGGAACAGGTGGGATTAATATTGATGGGTGTAGGGTTGAGACTGAAGACAATCTTAATGGTGGTGCTTATTCTTTGAATGGTGGAAGAAAATCACTTATTGGAGATAGCAGAACAGGAAAGGCAAAGGGGATGTTTCAAGATGGTAAAACATCAGAGAGCAACTATAAACAACCACAAGGCAGATTCCCTGCAAACCTAATACATGATGGTAGTGATGAGGTTGTGGAGTTGTTTCCTGACAGTAAAGGAGGTGGATTTCCTAAGAAAATAAATGGTAATAGTCCAATATCTTTTAGAACAAATGAAGAAAAAGAAGAAAGAATAAATCTAAATGATTCTGGCTCTGCTGCTCGTTTCTTTTATTGTGCAAAGGCAAGTAAAAAAGAAAGGAACGAGGGGTGTGAGGAGTTGGAACACAGGAGACATTCAGATAGAAAAAAAGAAGATGGAGTTGGTGGAGATAACCCAAGAAACAGGACTAACACATTAAAACAAAATTTCCATCCAACAGTAAAACCAATCAAACTAATGCAATACCTTGTCAGATTGGTAACGCCAAAAGGTGGAACAGTTTTAGACCCATTCGCAGGAAGTGGAACAACAGGAATTGCAGCAGTAATGAGTGAAAGAAACTACATTATGATAGAAAGAGAAAAAGAGTATTTTGAAATAATGGAAGCAAGAATTGAGAAAGTTGAAAATCCTACTAAACAATGGGAAAAGTTTATGTGATGGTGTATATTTATGGATACAACAATGATTATAGTATAAGGAATTAGTTATGGAAAAATTCGTTTTAAGTGAAAACTTTATAAACAAATACAAAAGAAAAAAACCACCATTTGGCTTCAACGGACTTGGGGAATTAGTGTATATGAGAACCTATTCCCGTATCAAACAGAATGGTAAAAATGAGAGATGGTGGGAAACAGTCAGACGAGTAGTTGAAGGTACATATAATATGCAGAAACAATGGATTGAACAACATCAATTAGGTTGGAATCCATGGCAAGCTCAAAGAAGTGCTCAAGAAATGTACGATAGAATGTGGAGTATGAAATTTCTCCCACCAGGTCGCGGATTATGGGCTATGGGAACAGCAATCACAGAGGAAAAGAAGTTATATGCAGCACTAAATAATTGCGCATTCGTATCTACTAAAACTTTGAAGGAAGATGGCGCAAAACCGTTCACATTTCTTATGGACGCTTCTATGTTAGGAGTTGGAGTAGGATTTGATGTAAAGGGAGCAGGAGAAATTATAGTAAAGGGTGTGAATAGAGATAGAACTGAAGAAATATATATGATACCCGATACAAGAGAGGGTTGGGTAGAATCATTGAGATTATTATTGGAAAGTTATTTTCATGGAACTGCTCCAATGGAATTCGACTACAACCAAATAAGACCATCGGGTGCACCTATTCATGGATTTGGTGGAGTGAGTAGTGGTCATGAACCATTAAAAGAAGTACATGATGAAATCAGAAATATATTAGATGATAATAGTGAAGCTCCAATCACATCAACAACAATCGTAGATATTATGAATTTGATTGGAAAGTGTGTAGTTGCCGGCAATGTCAGGAGGACTGCAGAAATTGTATTCGGTGACCCAAACGATGAAGAATATTTAGATTTAAAAAACTATAAGAAAAATCCACATAGAGAACAATTCGGTTGGACATCCAATAATTCAGTATTTGCAGAAGTGGGAATGGATTATACTGATATATGTAAAAGAATTGTAGATAATGGTGAACCGGGAATTGCTTGGTTAGAGAATATGAGAAAGTATTCTCGTATGAAAAATGGTGGTGATGATAAAGATCATAGAGTTGCAGGTGGAAATCCTTGCCTGGAACAAAGCTTGGAATCCTACGAATTATGCTGCCTTGTAGAAACATTTCCACATCACCACGACGACTTAGAAGATTACAAAAAGACATTGAAGTATGCATATTTATATGCTAAAACAGTTACACTTGGCAAAACTCATTGGCCAGATACTAATAGAGTGATGTTAAGAAATAGACGCATAGGAACTTCAGTAAGTGGTGTAGCACAATTTATTACAGCCAACGGACTTGATGAATTGAGAAATTGGTTAGAAAGTGGATATGATATTATTCAAGAGTATGATAAAATGTATTCAGATTGGCTTGCCGTTCCACGTTCAATTAAAACAACAAGTGTAAAGCCCAGTGGAACGGTAAGTTTATTAGTTGGTTCAACACCAGGAATACATTATCCTGAAAGTAGATTCTATATTAGAAGAATGAGATTATCTAAACATTCAGAGTTAATTGAACCATTGAAGAAAGCTAATTATCATATTGAACCTGCCTTCGGTAGTGAAAAAACTACTATGGTGGTGGAAGTGCCGGTAGATGTTGGTGAGGGTATTAGAACAGTAGGCGATTTATCAATATGGGAACAGTTTAGTTTAGCTGCTTTCATGCAAAGACATTGGGCTGATAATCAAGTTAGTTGTACTGCAACATTTAACCCTGATACAGAGGCAGACCAATTACCACACGTACTAAATCATTTTCAATATAGGTTGAAGGGAATTTCAATGTTACCACGGCATGAGCTTGGTGCATATAAACAAATGCCGTATGAGGCTATTGATGAAACGACATATAACAAAATGGTAAAGAAATTAGGGAAATTGTCATTTGTTGGTGTGGAAGGTGAAGAAGCGGATGTAGAAAAATTCTGTAATTCTGACTATTGTGAGATAATACCACATACTGGAGACAATGACGATCAAGAATATTCAAATTAGTTCTTGACTTTTACGATTTTCTTTCGTAAATTCATATGGAAATTGGGGAGTATATTCCTTTACAAAAATAAGAGGTGAAGTTATTTATCAGAATTTATATTATGATCAAAGAAACCGGAAAGTCCATATATGGGATGATGAAAATGGGTATTTCACTATGCCTTATAAACGGTATGCTTATGTAAAGGATAGAAGTGGAACTCATGTATCTTTATATGGTGATAAATTAAAGAAGGTATTTAGATATGAGCCAGACACACCTAATTTATTTGAATCTGATGTACCACCTGAAACTCGTGTATTAGTAGATCAATATAAAGATTCAGATGATATGTCCACCGGTCATAGAATTATGACTATTGATATTGAGGTGGAAGTTACAGATGGGTTTCCAGAACCAAAGCAAGCAAAAGATAGAATAACGTCAATCGCTGTGTACAATTCAGCTGACGATACATATTACGCATTTGCATTAGATGAGGATAAAAGATTGACTCTTGAGTCAAAAGGTAACGTTGTAATTGAATCTTTTGATGATGAGTACTCTTTATTGCAGAGATTCCTTGTTAAGTATATGGAATTTAAACCCACAATTATTACTGGGTGGAATATAGATACATTTGATATGCCGTACTTGTACAATAGAATGAGTAAAGTTGTAGGTAGTAATATAGCAGATGTCCTTTCACCCATAAGAGAAGTTAAATGGAATAAGCACAGAAAAAGATACTTGTTTGGTGGAGTAAGTTGTTTAGATTATTATGCATTATACAGATTATTTACTTACACTCAATTATCATCTTACAGATTGGATGCTGTTGCTGAGCATGAGTTAAGTGAGAATAAACTTGAATACGAAGGTACGCTTACAGATTTATATGAAAAGGATTTAAATAGATATGTGGAATATAATATTCATGATGTTAGACTTGTAAAACGATTAAATGATAAATTAGATTTTATTGACATGGCACGTGGTGTATGTCATGTTGGTCATGTTCCTTATGAAGATGTATTTTTCTCATCAAGATATTTAGAAGGTGCTATTTTAACATATCTAAAAAAGATGGGAATTGTTGCACCAAATAAACCACCTCGGCCAGAAAAAATGAGTGATGATAAGTTTATAGGGGCGTATGTAAAACACCCACAGAAAGGGAAGCACGATTGGGTATTTGATTTGGATTTAGTGAGTTTATATCCCAGCATTATACGGAGTTTGAATATAAGCCCTGAAACAAAGATAGGTAAGTTAAGTGGTTGGGATGCAGAGGAATTTATTAAAGGAGTGAAGAAAACATACACTCTAACATCAAATGATAAAGAAATAGGGAAGCTTACTGAAACAGAACTAAAAGATTTCTTTGATAAAAATAAAGTTTCAATATCTTCTAATGGTGTATTATATAGAAGTGATAAACAGGGACTAATTCCTGCTTTATTATCTAAATGGTTTGATACTCGAGTAGAGTATAGGAAACTGATGAAGAAGTTTGGTGATGCCGGTGATAATGAAAAATATACATACTTTAAGAGTCGTCAGTTAATTCAGAAAGTGGTGCTTAATTCAATGTATGGTTGTTTGGGCTTAAAGAGTTGGCGATTTTATGATCTCGATAACGCAACTGCGACTACAATTACTGGTCAGGAACTTATTAAATTTACATCAAAAATGGCTAGTTATAAATATAATTCTATATTAGGTTATCCGATTGAAATTGAACTGGAAAATGGTGATGTTAAAAAGTTATATGAGAACTCTATGGTATATGTAATTAGAAATCATAAAAAAATAAAAGTATTAGTAAAAGATATAATTAAATCGGATGATTTTTTATATGAAGTATATTTTAAGTAACATAACAGAGATAATAAAATGAAAATTAAAAGTATAAGGAGGCTGCCCAACGTCGATGTGGATCATGTGATCTACATCGATACTTAACTGATTCAATCTTCATGACTGCACTCCCAATAATTAAAAAGAGATTCCCTACAATGGACTTCGATAGTGAAACTTTAATGAGTAAAAGAATATTGGATGTGGCTGATGAAATGCAGACATTTTTAAATAGTTCTTATGATTATTTCGCAAAGAATTTTCTTAATTTAGATAACCATAGATTTGAGATTAAACAGGAGCTGATTGCAAAGTCGGGATTGTTTATTGTAAAGAAAAGATATGGGATGAAAATTATTAACGATAATGGAGTAAAAGTAAATAAGCTTCATGTTAAAGGATTAGATTTAGTTAGAAGTAATTTTCCAAAAGCTATGGGTGAATTATTGAAAAATGTATTAGAAGATATATTAGCAACAGTACCTAAAGATAAAATAGATGAAAGAATTATTAACTTTAAGGAATCAATGAAGTTAGTTGATTTTGATAGAATTTCAATGCCGACTGGAGTAAAGGGGCTGGAGAAATACTCAGCCGGTAAGAAAGGAAACTTTACAGAGTTTGCTAAGGGATCTCCAGCGCACGTGAAAGCTGCTATCACTTACAATGATTTATTGAAGCATTATGGGCTTACAGGTAAATACCAATTAATATCTGAATCGGAAAAGATTAAATGGGTTTATTTAAAACAGAATGAGCTCGGATTAGTATCGTGTGGGTACAAAGGATATGAAGACCCACCTGAAATTATTAACTTCATTAAAAAGAATTTGGACTATAAGAAGATGTATAGTCAAATGTTGGAAAAGAAAATCTTATTGTTTTACGAAACATTGAAGTGGGGGCAGCCAGTAAATAAAAAGGCTTCCATTGAAAGATTTTTTTGATTTTGGTTAATTTGGTTGATATATATGTATATACAACCTAACATTAAGTAAGGAGATGGTTACATGAATAAACATTCATTAAATAGATTCATTGATAAATACTACCTTGGTGGTAATTGTTCATCGGTGGTAATAAACAGTAAGGGAGATAATCTCTCTACTCGTTTCATCACAGGAGACAAAAACCTATTAGGTGAATTATCTATGACTGGATGGAGCTTTGAAGATGCTGAGCTTGGAGTGTACAACACAGAACAGTTGGTAAAACTCTTATCAGTACTATCAGAGAACATCAGCCTTAATCTAATGAAAGCTGGTGATAAAGCTGTATCATTAAAAATATCAGATAGTAAATCTGATGTGAATTATATGTTATCGGATTTATCAGTTATCAGTTCGCCACCAAACTTAAAGCAGCTGCCGGAGTTTGAGGTAAAGATTAAAGTTGATAAGTCATTTATGACGAAGTTTGTTGCTGGTAAATCAGCGCTTCCAGATACAGATAATTTTACTGTATTGACGAATGATGATGGAGTTAAAGTTGTGATTGGTTATGCTGAAATCAACACAAACCGAGTTACTCTACCAGTTGAAACTGAATCTTACGACGTTATAGATAATGTATCTTTCAATGCTAACTTATTTAGAGACGTATTAGTCGCTAATAAAGAATGTGAAAGTGCTACATTAGAAGTAAGTTCAGGTGGTTTGGCTCGAATCAATTTTAAGATTGATGAGTATGATGCTACATATTACCTCGTCGCAGATACAGATGTGTAGTTAATGGAAACGTATGTAGATACATCGAAAATATCTATTAGACCAATACATAAACCATTGGCTAAGGATATGATTGAGAAGAACCATTATAGCGGAAGATTATCTTCTTGTAGATACCCACTTGGAGTATTTTATAGAGATGATGAAAGTGAACATCAATTTTTTGATGTTGATGAAAAGCTCATTGGTGTAGCTACATATGGATTTCCAGTAGGGCGAAGGGTTATCGGATCAATATTCAAAGAAGATATATTAGAGAATAGAAATATATTGGAACTTACGAGATTATTTATACACGATGGTTACGGAAAGAATATTGAGTCGCATGTTATATCAAGCACATTTAAGTGGTTGAAGAAATATGCACGTGAGATTAAGGTACTAATATCCTATGCTGACCCAGAGCAGAATCACGATGGTGCTATCTATCAAGCCACAAATTGGATTTATCAAGGATGTGGTGATTTTCAGATGGCACCAACTTATTCATTAAAATTGAATGAGGATGATGATTGGATGCACAGTAGAAGTGTGTATTCAAAGTTTGGGTCAGCAGCACCCGACAACTTAAAGAAAGCCATAGGTCATGACTTTTGGTTAAAGAAGGAGGCTTCCAAGCACAGATACATTTACTTTCTTGGTAGTAAATCAGAGAATAGAAAATTTAGAAAAATGATGAAACATCCTGAAATGAAATATCCAAAGGATTATAATCATGATGTTGAAATAACAAAAATTGAGGTAGAAAATAAAAAATGGGAAAGTTAGTGTAAAACTGTAATGATAAGAAAAAAGAAAAAATGGTGAATTCAACTTCTTATAAATTAAAACGGATATGGGAAGATGAAATAACAAAAAATAAACTCAAGGAAATGTTATATGACTGAAAGTAGAAATTCATTGTGGTGTGAACACTATCGGCCGGATTCATTAGAAAATTATATCGGGAACGATCATATTAAAACCAAACTTTCAATGTATATTGAAGATAATGATATTCCACATTTACTTTTTTACGGTAGAGCCGGTACGGGAAAAACCACCGCTGCTAAAATATTAGTTAAAAATATAGAGTGTGATTATCTTTATATCAACGCGTCGGATATACGGAGAGTTGATGAACTGATACCCAAGGTTCGTGGATTTGCTTCTACTATTGGTTTTAAGGATAAAAAAATAATTATATTAGACGAAGTGGATTTTATATCTCCACACTCACAAGCAGCTCTACGAAACTTAATGGAAACCTTCTCAAAACACACTCGGTTCATTCTAACTTGTAACTTTGTAGAGAGAATCATTGATCCAATTCAAAGTAGATGCCAATCATTTCAAGTGATTCCACCATCTAAAAAAGAGGTGGCTGTTCATATGACGAACATTCTTAATGATGAAGAAGCAGAATATGAAATGGATGATATAGTAAATTTGGTTAATGCTGGGTATCCAGACATTCGTAGGGTAATCAATTCAGCGCAACGCCAAGTAGTTGATGGAAAGTTAATGGTAGATAAACAAGCTATTATTGAGAATGATTATAAATTAACTTTATTAGATATATTAAAAACACATAATAAAAAGGACGCATTTAAGAATATTAGAAAATTATTAGCTAACAGTCAAGTAACAGATTTCGCTGAATTATTTAAGTTATTATATGATGAAGTTGATACTTATGGAACAGGTCATATTGCAGAGTGTATATTAACAATAGCTAAATACCAACTATCAGATACGCAAGTAGTTGATAAGGAAATAAATGCGATGGCTATGGTAATTGAAATATTAAACATTATTAAATAGGAGTTAGAATATGTATTATGAAGTACAGGTATTATTTATTGAAGAAGTTCAGACAAAAAATGGTGTGAAGGAAAAGAAAGTTCGCCGTTATTATTTGGTAGAATGTGATTCAGTTAGTGTAGCTGAAGCGAGAGTAAACGAGTGGTTAAAAGATTCACCGTATGTTTTTGAGGTGAAATCTGCTAAGGAATCACGAATAGTGGAGGTGGTACAATGAGTACAAAACCAATGAAACCATTAGCTAATGGTAAACAACAAGTGCAAGTGGATTTATCTAAAGCTGATACTGTTAAATGTGAAAAGTGTGGAAATTATTCGTTTATAGAAACATATTTCATAAAGAGAATTTCAGCAATTATGTCACCTACTGGTCAGGAGATGATTGCTCCCGTACAGGTATTTTCGTGCGGAAACTGTGGGGAAGTTGAGAAGTCTATGATGCGGGGAATTGAGAATGTCGGACCAGAAGAAAACCAATAATGCCGGTAAAGGTGATAAATTACGAAGGGGCGTAACGCAAGATGAGTGGGAAGAAAAATGGGAAAGAATCTTTGGTAAAAAAGAAAAGCCTATTCGATCACATCCAACACATAACAGCGGTTCAAAGTCCGACGTACTGGACTGACATTTCTGATGATGATAAGAAGTCATTTTCAAATTATATGATAAATAGATTTTTAAGTATGAAGGGATCGGGAGATTGGATAGATTTAGTAAATGAAATACAAAAATATCCATTACAATCAAAAGAGTTATACAAATTATATATTAATATACTACCAAAAGGTAAACAATGGTTAAAGTATGTTAAGGGAGATAAGAAAATGAAATATCCAAAATGGGTTTATGAAATGGTAGCCAAATACTTACAATGTAGTTTAAGAGAAGCTGAAGATGCTGTGGAGATGTATGAATTATCCTATGGCGGTCAAGCTGAACTTAAAGATATTTTAATGAAATATGGCAAAACAGAGAATGAATGTCGTAAAATAGGATTATGAGCGTAACTGATTTTACAATTGAAGAAATACCACGTAAATTCGTAGATCCTTTTATAAGAAAACACCATTATTCTGCTAGTACAAATGGCATTCAACAAAAAGAATGTTTCGGTTTATATACAGAAGGCAACTTTGGATTACCTAAAATGATTGGTGCTATGATGTATGCTATACCATCAATGCCACACACAGCAAAGAGATATAATCCAATCAATCCTGATAGGTGTATTGAGTTGAGAAGGATGTGTTGTATTGATGAGACACCCAAAAATACTGAGAGCTATTTTATAGGTAAAACTTTAAGATGGTTAAAGAGAAATACAAATTATGAAGTAGTAGTTTCTTTTGCAGATCAACATTATGGTCATTCGGGAATAATTTATAAGGCTTCAAACTTTGAATCTTTGGGAATGACTGGTCAGGCAAGAATATTGATGGTAGATGGAAAAGAATACCATTCTCGATCTTTAAGTCAACCAATAAAACCTTATAGTGTTGAAATTCGGAGAAGATGGAAAGCTAAAGATCCAAATGTATTTTTTGTTAAGAGAAAACCCAAGCATATTTATGTATACTATCTCAACAAAAAAATCAAAAGAAAAATAAAAAAGTTAAATGATAACAATTGAATTAGTAGAGGATAGAAGTCAAAAACAAGCAGTAAAAAATATCATAGAAAATCATCATAGTTATGTAGCATCTAATGACTCAGTAGGTAGAAGAATAGATTGGTTAGTTTATCATTCGGATTATACAAATGTGTTGGGGCTTGAAAAGCCCGTTGGTATGATTGGTATAGGCTCTTCAGTTTATCCACCACCAAAAGATATTTTAAGATATGCTGGGATGAAGAAGGATGAGTATAAAGAAAAATTTAATGAGTTTGGAAATAATTGGAGATTCTGTATGACTACATATATTAAGAATGCAGGAACACAGATATTGAAACAACTTAGAAAACAAGCACCTATAGAGTGGAAGAAAAAGTATGGAGATGATTTGAAGTGGTTAATTACTTTTGTCGCTGGTGGTAATAATGGTGCTGTTTATAAAGCAGATAATTGGAAACAGATTGGTGAAACTGCTGGATTACCAAAACATAAAGCAGTATCTATGAAGTGGCATAAAGATAACTTAGATACTATGTTTGTGAAACCAACTGGTGAAAATAAGAAAATAATTTTTATAAAAAAGCTTGACTTGTATAGGTAAAAATTCGTATATTTAATCGTTAAATCAAGGAGTATAATTTGGAGCAATCTTTATTAGATATTAAAAGAGGTGTAGCTATGAAAAATAAAACAATAAAAGAATCTAAAACAGTAACTTATACAGATGATGTTCATCCTGTAGTTGAACAGATGGAATCAGAATGGCCTGAAATGACCAAAGAGTTTAAGAAGATTCAACAAGAACAATATGAGTTGTTTTTAATTAAACAACGAGCGTACGGCCCAAGTAATATAAGTGTTGGGACACAACTAAAAACTGATGCTGATATTAAATTATCATTAACTGGACTGTTTTTTAGGATCAATGATAAAATAGAACGAATAAAAAATATGATAATGAATGATATAGAGAATAATGACGAACCATTAGAAGATAGTTTTTTGGACTTATCAACTTATGGAATTATTGCAGAAGTAGTTCGTAGAAGACGGTGGGGAAAATGAAATATATGTCTAAAACAGTATCGTATTCATCATACTCAAACTGGGCTTCCTGCCCATATAAATGGAAGTTAAGTTACATTGATAATCTACGGACATTCAGCGGTAATATTTTTACTATATTCGGTTCGGCACTTCACGAAGTATTGCAGACATACCTCACAGTAATGTATAACGATACTGTAAAAATCGCAGACGCACTTCCACTTGATGAAATGTTATTACATAGAATGAAACATCATTATACCGAAACTATGGAGAATAATGGTGGAGAAGTTATATGTGAACAATCTGATATGGAAGAGTTCTTTACGCAGGGTGTGACTATATTAGAATGGTTTAAGAAACGCCGTGGTGAATATTTTAGTAAAAGAGGATATGAGTTAGTAGGTATTGAAGTTGAATTAGATTATGAGTTACCTAATAATATTAACTTTATTGGTTTTCTGGATGTGGTTATTAAAGACACTGTAAGAGATGTTATAAAGATTTATGACATTAAAACATCTACGATGGGATGGAATAAATATATGAAGGCTGATAAACTAAAAAGTGATCAGTTATTACTTTATAAACAATTCTATTCTAAACAATATAATCATCCGATAGATAAAATTGAAGTTGAATTTTTTATTGTGAAACGAAAGTTATATGAGAATGTAGATTTCCCACAGAGGAGAGTTCAGAAATTTGTGCCCGCTAGTGGAACACCTTCGGTAAATCAAACTATAAGTAGATTGAATGAATTTATAGAAGAATGCTTCACAAATGATGGAGAATATAACATTGAACATACTTATAGAAAAGAGGCTTCTAAAAAAGTTTGTAGGTTTTGTGAATTTAATCAAACGGAGTTATGTGATGCCGGAGTTAAATAAGTGAAGAATATAAATTTGAGGTTGAATTTATCTCATTTCTTCAATAAAGAATGGGAGAGTGATGTAATGGAAAAGTTGAAAGTTATTCACTCTAAACGAATTACATTCTTTTTATACTTATGGTATGAGGATGGATCACTTTCCCCTGATGATTTGAAAGATTTTTTGGTTAAGTATGAAAGCAGTTTAGAATTTAAAACGAATATTAGGAGTGGGAATAAATTGAAACTTGATGAATTTATTTGGTTTGATATAATTGAAGATAAATTTGCAGGTCAATCAAATCAAATTAGGTTTGAGTATATTTATGATAAAGAAGAACAGCTATTAGATGGCTTAGAAGAATTTGATAAGTGTGCTATATTCTGTACATCAGAAAAACCATCTAAACAAATAAGAAAGCAGAAGAGGAATGACTATGAGAGTAGCGATAGTAGGGAGTAGAAAATATACCAACAAACGACGTATTCAAGAGTTCATATTTAAACTTAAAGAAAAGTTTGGGGAAACACTTGAAATCGTAAGTGGTGGTCAAAAGCAAGGAGCTGATGGGTATGCTAAAAAGTACGCTTTAGAATTTGATATAAATTATTCAGAGTTTCCACCAGCTCACTATCCATATAATCAACATTGTGTAAATGAAAGTTTTAATTATGGGAAGAATTATGCTGTATGGAATTACCATAAAAGGAATAAACAGATAGCTGAATACTCTGATGTAGTAGCGGCTTTTATACCTGATGGTCATATATCAAATGGAACGAACAATACATTGGAGAATGCTAAAAATTTAGATAAAAAAATTGTTATAATAAAATAATTATATATATTTATATATGAAGTACGGAGATAGTTATGTTAAAATTAACAACTGTAAAGTTATTAGAAGAGTTATATAAGAAATTCAAAATTAAAACTTTAGATGATGAATTTACTTTACAAAAATTAGTAAATAGATCTATGGATTTATATGTTCATAATGAAGAATTTAGAGAACAAATAAATGAATGGAAAAATCTTAAACCAAGCGGGAGTAAGTTATGATGCCAATGAATCAAACGGATTTGGTTCTTAGAAGTATATATGAACTGTTATTGAAGATGGAACAGCGATTAAAAGCTATTGAAGAAGCGATAACGAAAAAGGGTGAATCCCAGAAACAATTATTAATAGATGAAAAATATAAACAGATTAGTGGAAGTATAAAATGGTAGTTTGTGAAACAAATGAAAATACAATTAAATTAAAGTGTAAATCGGTTACAGATAAATCTTACAAGATTGATGTGTGGGTATTACATGAAAATGGTAAATTATTACAGGAATATAAATATGAATAAAATTAAGGAGGTATCCACAGATCATCTGATTAGTAAGAAGAAAAAAATCTTACTTTTATCGGATGATCTGTGAAAAGTCGCTGAGAATGAGTAGTGGCGTTGGTACAATGTCTAAAGAGTTGGTTATTAATACGATACATAAATTTGATTGGGTTCAGTTAGGCGGCGCAATTAAACATCCTGAAGAGGGTAAGGTAATTGATATGAATGAATCAATTAGGAAGGAAGTTGGAGTTGAAGATGCATATCTTAAAATATATCCTGTTAGTGGATATGGAAATCAAGATTTACTCCGTCAATTGATTGATATAGAAAAGCCTGATGCTATACTACATTTTACAGACCCAAGATTTTGGGGATTTTTATATCAAATGGAGCATGAAATAAGACAGAATATTCCTATTCTATACTTGAATTTATGGGACTCACTTCCCGATCCAATGTGGAACGCACCATTTTATGAGAGCTGTGATGCGTTGTATGCTATTTCTAAACAATCATATGGGATTAACAAACGAGTATTAGAAAAAGTTGGTGTGATGGTTGAAGAACTTTAATTATTTTGTGTTATTTTTTGTTATTATTGATATTTATTATTAGATAACGGAGAAATAATATGAAAAAATATAGTAGAAAATGTCCAGAATGTAAAATGAATATATATTATACAAATAAATATAATTTGAAAAATGCAGATTTGAATGATACTCACTGTTTAAGTTGTTGCTCGCTTGGAAAATGCTGGGTATAAAGTTATTAGGGTGAAAATATGAAATATAAAACAATAAATATTCCAATAGATGAATACGAAAAAATAAAGATTTTTTGTGATAAAAATGCGTTAAAGATTACAAAATGGATAAGTAAAGTTGTATTAGAAAAAATTAGGAGTGAAAATGAACGAAAAAAATAAAGTTGTGCTTTCTTATATTCCACATGGAGTGAATGATAAGATGTATTATCCAATCAATGATAATCATACAGATTATAAAAATTTTGTTGAATTTAGAAATGCTATTTTTAATAATAAAGAATATGAGTTTGTTGTGTTTTGGAATAATAGAAACATTCGTAGAAAATTACCAGGTGATATTATACTTGCTTATAAAACATTTTGTGATACATTACCCCAAGAGAAATCAGAAAAATGTGTATTAATTATGCATACTCAACCGATTGATCAAAATGGTACAGATTTACCAGCGGTAGTAGAAAATGTTTGTCCTGATTATGATGTGGTATTTTCACATAAAAAGTTGAATGAAAGGGAGTTAAACTTTCTATATAATGTTGCAGATGTTACTATAAATGCAGCATCAAATGAAGGTTTCGGATTGGGGACTTGTGAGTCGTTAATGGCAGGAACTTCAATTTCAGTAAATGTTACTGGTGGATTACAAGATCAATGTGGGTTTAGGTATAAGGGTGAACTATTGACAGCGCATGATTATTTAGAAATTGGATCTTTACATAATGATAAAGAATGGAAAGATAATCCTGATTTAACTTGGGGAGAATGGGTAAAACCAATCTGGCCTGCTTGTCGGTCATTACAAGGTTCAGTACAAACACCATATATTTTTGATGATAGACCAAGATTTGATGATTTTGCAGTTGTATTAAAAGAATGGTATGATATGGGCAATGAAGAGAGAGAACGGTGTGGGATGCTGGGTCATGACTTTGTAAATAGTGATGATGCTATGATGTCCGGAAAAGCTATGGGTGAAAATTTGATAAAGTATGTAGAACAAACTTTAGAAAAGTGGATTCCCCGAAAACGATATACAATTTATAAAGGATAATAATATGAAACCGTTAATGTTAATTACAGGGCCAGTAGCTACTCGTTCAGGGTATGGAGCACATTCAAGAGATTTAGTTCGATCATTGATTGCTATGGATAAGTTTGATATTAAAATAAATTCACTGCGTTGGGGTGGAACGCCTATGAATGCTTTGAATGATCAAGATCCAAATGATAAAGAAATTATAGATAGAATACTTACAGATAATAATTTACCACGGCAACCAGAGGTTCACATTCAAATTAGTGTTCCAAATGAGTTTACACCGATTGCTAAATATAACATTGGTGTGACCGCCGGTATGGAAAATACTGCACCTAAACCTGAATGGATTGAAGGTATGAATAGAATGGATATGAATATAGTTCCATCTAATTTTGTTAAAGATGTATTTGAGAATGTTGTATATCAAAGAACAAATAAACATACAGGTCAGCCAGAGGGAACGTTAAAGATTGAAAAGCCAATAGAAGTTTTGTTTGAGGGTGTGGATACCACAATATTTAAGAAAACTAATGAATTTAGTGAGGAGTTTGTAAATGAATTGAAACAAATTCCGGAGAAATTTCTGTTCTTATATGTAGGACATTGGTTACAGGGAGATTTAGGTCAAGATAGAAAAGATACAGGTATGCTTGTAAAAACTTTTTTAGAAACATTTAAGGATAAGCCAAATCCACCAGCTTTACTAATGAAAACGAGTGGGGCTACATTTTCAATTATAGATAGAAATGAAATATTGAGAAAGCTTGATGATATAAAGAAAACAGTGAATGGTAAATTACCTAATATTTATGTACTGCATGGTGATTTAGAAGATGATGAAGTTAATGGTCTATACAATCATCCAAAGGTAAAAGCTCATATTACATTCACTCATGGTGAAGGTTATGGTAGACCATTATTAGAAGCTAGTATATCAGGTAAGCCAGTTATTGCTTCAGATTGGAGTGGTCATAAAGATTTCCTTTCTAAAGATTTATCTGTATTATTACCGGGTGTAATGACACCAGTACATCCATCAGCACTTCCAAAGGAAATGTTAATGGAAGGAGCTCAATGGTTTACTGTAAATTATCAATACGCTTCACAAATTATGATGAATGTATTTAAGAAGTATAGAAGTTATACATTAAATGCTAAGAAATTGAGTACTGTAAATAAGAGTAGATTTTCACTTAAACGAATGACTTTAGAATTTGATAAAATATTAAATAGATATTTACCAGACTTTCCTAAACAAGTGAATTTGAAACTTCCAAAGTTGAAAAAAGCTGGAGATTCTAAATTAAAGTCAATGAAATTGCCTAACTAAAGAAGGTATAATTATGGAACAGAAAACGCAATGTCCTGTATGTCAGGGATTAAATGATAATTGTTTTGTAGAAAAAACAGAAGTAGATGGAAAACCCTTTGAGTCATATTTATGTTTTCAATGTGGGATGACCACAAATTCCTTTTTCGCTTTGGATAGTGATAGATTGGAAGAGATGGTATCTAATAATACTGAACTTATGAATGATTTAAAAGTAATTGATGAAGATAGAAATTTAGTATGGTTTCCGTCGGTAATTAATATGGGTGAGTTGGGTATAATTTATCCTGACGGGCAACCACATGATTGGTTTTGGAGATATGCTAAGGTAGTAGATATACCGGAGGAAGAAAGAGATCAATATGATGGTCATGAAAAACGTTTGGATGTGGAGAATGCACAGAAATTTGGTCAATTTGAATTTACTGAAGCTTGTGAAGCTATGGGAGTGATAAAAGATAATGGCTAAAATTGCATATAATTGGAGTAAAGTCAATGCGGGTGATATAGTATCTTTTATTTATGAGAATAAAGATGGTAGAAAGCTCCGTAGAACAATACTTGTAATAGAGCCAAAGTTTAAAAATAGGTCTAAGAATAAATCCAGTCAATATTTAATCCACGGAATCCAATTAGAAATATCTAATATAAGAACTAACCCAGAGATTAAAAAAATATTAGAAACTGCCGGACAAGTAGAAATTGTAGATGAAGCTAAAAAAATATTTAGAGTTAATTTAGATGGTACTGGAAAAGTAACCTATAAGAAGTTAAAGACACTAATAGAACGACATGGTGTTTATAGAACTTTTAATTACGATAAAGCTAAAAAGAGTCGAATATTTTTAGAAGATTTAAAATTACCACCATCATTTATCAATGAGTTATCAAATGAAGATTAGTCATGGAATAACAGTATGTAATGAAGCTGATGAACTAAATAGATTATTGGAAATGCTCATACATAAAACAGATGAAGAGGATGAGATAGTAATTTGTGTAGATGGTGAAGATGACGGAGTAAGATTTGTATTGGATAGTTGGACACAACAATATGGTCATTTAAAAATGATAAAGGTTTATCAGAGAAAACTTGATGGTGATTTTTCAGCTCAAAAGAATTCAGTTATAGAAAACGCATCGGGAGATTATATTATCCATTATGACGCTGACGAGCACCCGAATGAAATATTGTTACAACAAATCAAACAGATATTAGAAATAAACGAAGTCGAGTTGTTATGGATTCCCAGAGTAAATACTGTCGATGGAATTACAGATGAACACATACAAAAATGGGGATGGCAAGTTAATGAAAAAGGTTGGGTGAATTTCCCTGACTATCAAAGTAGGGTATTTAAACGTTCTGGTCATATAAGATGGCAAGGTAAAGTTCATGAACGGATAGTGGGGGCTGAAACATATGCTCATCTTCCACCAAATGAAGAATTATCTTTGTATCATCCGAAAACTATTGATAAACAAGAACAACAAAATGAATTTTATGAAAATATTACATAATGAAGAATAAATTTATAATAATAATCCCATTATATAATGCAGCTAAGTGGATTAAACTAAGTTTGGAAACTATTAAATTACAAAGTTTTGAAAACTTTGAATGTGTCATTATTGATGATAAATCAACGGATGATTCAATAGATGTGATCAGTACAATAATAGGCGATGATGATAGATTCCATTTAATTACAAACAATGTAAACGTTGGAAGCTCTCTTGAAAATTTTATTAAAGGGTTTGATTATATAAATCCAGCGGATGATGATATTATAGTTAGGTTGGATGGTGATGATTGGTTATC